TGCCGATCGCCGCGAACAGGTCGGCGTAGGCCGTGCGCGAGATCGCGGCGCCGTTGGCCTTGAGCCAGCCCGTCGGTGCGCTGTTGCGCGCGAAGTGGACCACTGCGCCAGCCGGGGCTTTCTGGTCCGCCTCTGCCTTGCTGTAGACGCCAAGGTTCGTCCGGGCCGCCGCCTTGTCGGGCACGTCGGCCAGGTTCTGGTCTCGCACCAGCGGGAACGGCACGTCGCCCACCGGGTCGTTCTGCACGCCGAGGATCTTTGTGCCGGCCGGGTACGACGTGCCCAGGATGATCTTCGTGTCGGGGTTGGCTGGGTCGGGCGACCACTTGCCAGCGCCTGCGCCCTGCGGGATGCGCGCGCCCTCGATGTAGACGGCCAAGCCGTTGTTCGACACCACGCTCCAGGTTACGACGGTCTGCGCCGCGACGAGCGTCTGCTCCTCCTCGACCACGTCGACGATGACGTTGACGTCGAGCGGATCGGCCCACTCGGTGTCGCCGCAGCTGTTCGTGCGCTTGCGCAGCACCTGGCCGGTGGTGCCGCCGGGCAGCACGTGGCAGGCGTCGATGTTGTTGAGCACCCACGACTGAGACGCCACAGCCACGCTCGGGTCGATGATGATGTTGACCACGCTGGCGTTCGTGACCAGGAACTCCAGCCGCACGATCGTGTCGGCGAAGGCGCCCTCGCTGGCCACGGGCTTGTAAGTGGCCGGGAGGTTGCCGACCGCGAACAGGCTGCCGGTGCTGTCGAAGATGCCGACCTCGCGCAGCACGAAGCCGCCGGTCGCCGCCGGGATCACCAGCTCGGCCGTGAAGCGGTTCGGCGTGACCGGGTCCTGGTAGACGCGGTTGATCGTGGCCCGGAACACCTCGCGCACCAGGTTGGTCTGGCCCTCGAGCGGCGTGACGTCGTTGCCGTTGCCGTCGCCCACCGCCATGTGGGTCAGGTTGATGGGCGTGCCGGTGGCCTCAGCCGATGCCATGGCCGTCAGGCCGTAGGTCGTGTGAATTGTCCGGAATTCAGCCATGGTGTTCTCTCAGCAGCCGCAGGGCCTCGTGTTCGGTGATTTTAAGCCGGTACTTCGTGGCGATGGCGCGGGCGAAGGCGGGAAGGTGATCGGAGAGTATTTTCGCCAACGTCTGCACATCGCACGAAGGCAAACTTTTTCAGCAGCTGCGTGCGCAGGCGGTAGGTGTTGGCGTGCGATGCGTGCTCGCACCAGCTTTGCACCGTCTGGTGCACGCGCTCCAGGCTCACCAGCCCGCGGGCGTAGTAGTGCTGCAGCGCCCGCAGGCTGCGGCCGATGCGGGTGATGGAGTCGCGGCGCAGGCGGCGGTGCGTGGGCCAGATCTGGTAACCCAGAAAGTCCAGCGCGCGGCCGTGCAGCACGCCCACCGGGAACACCTGGGTTTTGCGGTTGGTCTGCAGGTGCAGGCGCTGGGCCAGAAAGCACTCCATGCGCTCGCGCACGCGCTGCAGGTGCGCCTTGTCGTGATGGATGACCACGAAGTCGTCCATGTAGCGGATGTAGTGGCGCTCGCGCAGGTCGTGCTTGGCGAACTGGTCGAGCTCGTGCAGGTACACATTGGCCGCCAGCTGGCTGACCAGATTGCCGATGGGAACCCCCACGCCGAACCGGTCGCTCACCTGGTTGGCCGAGTCAATGATGTCGCCCAGCAGGGCCAGCGTGCGCCGGCAGCGGATGCGCTTTGCAAACAGGCCCTTGAGGATGGCGTGATCAATGCTCGGAAAGTACCGCGCCACGTCGCCCTTGAGCACAAACACCCGGCCGTGCTCGCGCTTGACGGCCCGCAGCATGGTCTGCGCACGGTCGGCTCCCCGGTGCGTGCCGCGCCCAGGCCTGCAGGCGTAGTTGTCGGCAATGAAGCGGCCCTCCCAAATGGGTTCGATCACCGCCACCAGGGCGTGCTGCACCACCCGGTCGCGGAACGGCAGGGCCGAGACCACGCGCTCCTTGGGTTCGTTGACGATGAAGGTGCGGTAGCGCCCGGTCTGGTAGGTGCCCCAGATCAGTTCGTTCTGCAGCGCGATCAGGTTGCCTTCCAGGTCCTGCTCGAAGCGCTGCACTTCCTGCTGGTCGCGCTTGCCGCGGCGTGCGCGGCGGTAGGCCGCGTGCAGCGCTTCAAAGTCGTAGACGCGCGGGAAAAGGTTGCCGTAGGTCCTGGCCATCAGGCAACCCCATGGAAAAAAGCGAACGGGCCGAACGGTGGGGCGTACGCCTTACTGGAACGGCCGTCCTGTTCAGTGTTTCGGCCATGGCGCGCACGGTGGGCGGCCACGGCCGGGGTTGACGCATCCTTTTGAGGGGAGCACTGCCCAGCGGCCCGGTAGGCCCCTGGTTTCTGGCATTCCCCAAGAGCGGGGCGGGCCCCGATGTTCGTGTTCGAGTTCGAGCGGGCGTTGTTGAGGTTCAACGCGAACACCCCGGCGATCGCCGAGTTGTTCCAGTTGCCGCCACGGATCGGGACGCGTTTCAATGCGCCTCCCCCATCGGCGAAGGCGCCAGCGACTTTATCCATCCGCCCACCATGCGGCCGATTTCGTCGTTGAGCTTCGCCCATGTCTCGTACTTCTTGAAGTCCAGGTAACCCAGCTCCTTGGCCAGCCGCACCTGGCAGCGCAGCAGGTCCAGCTCGGCGTCCAGCTCCTGCAGCGTCGTCTTCTTGTGGTAGCGCTTGTTGCACACCACGATCAGGCGCAGCAGGCCGAGCATGCTGGTGCGGATCTCCGCGGCCAGCACATGGCGCTCGAAGGTCGGGAACTGGCGCAGCGCCACGTAGCCGTACTGGATCATCGCTTCGCACTTTTGGCGCACGAGCAAGTCCGTCGGCTTGGGCGCCACTTCCGGTTTGACCTGGGTTCTGGAACTCATGATGTTTGAGGGGAGAGCCCGGGCTATCGCCCAGGCATCAGATTTCAGGTGTCAGATTTCAGAGAACAAAAGCGGGGCGGGCCCCGATGCCCGTGTCCGAGGACGAGCGGGCGAGGATGAGGGCCAACGCGAACACCCCGGCGAGCGCCGAGAGGCCCCAGGCGCCGCCACGGACCGGGACGCGCTCGCCCGAGACGTTCAGGTAAAAGCCATCGCCACCCAGGCCGGAGCCGACCAGAGGGAACAGTCCGTGACGCTCCAGCAGCTGCAGGGCGGCATTGCTCACCGGGTTGGCGCCGGCGCTGTTGACCATGCCCTCGAAGCTGCTGCCGCTGGCGCGGTAGAGCGTGAAGTCGGCCGTGCCGCTGTTGGCGCTGGCGTACTTCACCGTGCCGGCGCTGCCCGGCGCCACCAGTGCGCCGGTGGCGCCGTCAATGGCCTTCCACTCGGCCGAGGTGGCGCTCAGGTCGGCAGTGATCAGGGCGGCGTTGTTGTTCTCGATGATCTGGATCTCGCCGTTGTTGACGCGCATGCCCGGCGACCACTCCCACACGTTGCCATTCAGGTCGGCAATGCCGAAGGGTGTGTTGTCGTGGCGCCAGCTCATGGGGCCAGAGCCAGTAAGCGTGCGCGCATTGCCGCCGGCGCCAATGGCCAGGCCGTCCGATCGCACGCCAACTTCAGTGGTCAGGTCGCTGCTGCGGCCAAAGTTGGTGTTGCCGCGCGGCTGAAAACCATTTTTCCAGCACCACTGGCCGATGGCGGCCCACTCCACATTGGTCATCAGGTGCCAGCCGGCGCCGTTGGCTCGCACCAGACTCACAGCCGCGTCATGGGTGATGCTGTTGATCGGATCCACGCCCGGCAGGCTGAGCATTTCGCCGTTGCGGCTGACGCCGATGTGCTGGCCGATGAAGATCTGGCTTTTCTCGACGCCGCCGACGATGAAGGCCGGGTGCGTGCCGCTGCCCATGGCAGGGTCTATATCCTGGATGTTGAACTTTGGCACCACCACCATGTAGCAGGGCTGGCCCTTGGCGGTATAGAGCACGGTGTTGCGCCCGCCGCTGGCGGCTTCCACGCTGCGGCGCAGGGTGTCGGTGATGTTGATGGTCAAGGCCATGGTCAGGCTCCGGTGGCGGGTTCGGTGGGTTCGGCGGGCTGCTGGGCGGCATCGCGCTCGGCAGCGGCGGCCAGGTAGGCGCTGTAGAGCAGCGCGTAGGCATCGGCATAGGTCACGGTGGCGCCG